TTGTATCACCGCATCAGCCTTGATATTGCTGACGGCGCGAATTGGTACGGCAGTGGCACGGGCAACGATGATGATACTCTCGCCATGTCGTTTCGGGCAGATGTGCGGAATTGCTATGTGTCGAACGGATTTAAGTTGCTGTGTCAGGACTGCCGCAAGCCGTATGAAGATGCAGTCGCACGCAAAGAGCGAATTACAGCCAAGAACGCAAAATTAGAAGCCGCCGGGCAGAAGCGATTGCCGGGGTGGTAGAGGGGAGTAAGCAGATGTGGGATTTTGAAATCGACAGCGACGCGCTGAAGACTGAAATCGAAGTGCCGTTTTTCGAGGATGCAACGGGCGAGACTGCGCCGAATTATCGGACGACGCGCTCTGTGACCGATGCCCAGAGTGAGTTATCGCGCTGGCTAGGCAAGCATGGCGGCATTGTAACAGGCATGATTCCGGTGAGATTCAATAACGCCGTCGCTGCAAAGAATGTGCTGCGTTACGGTTTCATCGTTGAGTTTATGTTCGGCGGTGGGGCGCGTGGACGAATGCACATTGCCGCGCTTCCCCTGCGAAAGGAATCAGTTGATAAGAAAAATCGGGTCTTGGCAATGGCGCTGCTCAATCGTGCGGAATATTTTAAAGCCGCGTTCACGACGCGCATTCATGACCCGTACAGTAACCCACTGCTGCAATATTTGCTGGTGGATGGCGATAAGACTGTGGCACAGGTGATTGTCGAACAGAAGTCATTGGTGCTGCTCGGCAGTGGTGTGAAGGTCGGCGAGTGATGGATACGGTGAATTTTAAATGCTCAAAGTGCGGACTATCGAATGAGGATCGAGGCGACTACACCTGCAAAATCAACGGTGCAGAGATTGATATTTTTCCGGATGAGGGCGAAATCGTCAAGGTGGATGATGAATGGGTCCATCGTCATCTTACTTGGTGTACCGAATTGGATTTTAAGGAAGACATTGTAGTTGATAGTGACCCTGACTACTCAATTGATTGGTTGCATGATGCCGTTGATACCTACGTGAATCAGATTGGTCTCGATGGTCATTTGGTGGAGTGGGCAGTCTTGAAAATTGGCGGGAAGTTTCAAGACTGCATGGCTTTCGATGGTTTCTACATCGGGCGCTCGTTTTCCAAGTGTGTTGAGGAATTGGACAAGGCGGCTGCCGGTCAACAGTATGGTACGCCGCTAGAGAATTGGGAAAAGGATTGAAGGGGACGGGGTGACTCGTCCCGGTCATGGAGAAAGGGATTAGTGAGTGGAATTGAAAAAGACGACTTTGGAATTTAACACCGTGAAGTTGATGCAGGATATTCGCGCCGCGGCGGACGGCGAATCGCTGCGAGACTTAGAGGCTGTATCTGGCGTGAGCGCCTCCACTTTATCCCGACTCGACAATGGCGCAATGCCGGATATGAATATCTTCATGCGCTTGTGTGAAGCATTCAAGTTGCAGCCGGGCGATTACTTCGTATGGGTTGATTGGACTGGTGAGGTCAGAGGATGAATGAGACACTTGATTGGAATACGGTTATCGTAGTGCTGATTGCACTAATCGTTGGCAGCTTCCCTATCATTTTAATTTTGCTCGTGCGGCGGGACTACCATAGATTCATCCAGCCGCATTATGAGCGCGGCTTGAAAGCAGGACTATCGCATGATGAATTAAATGCAATGGTCAAACAGGCGATTTATAGGGTCAAAGACCCGACGATTATAGGCGATACGCCGGGGTCGTATTTTCGAGATATGGTCGATGAATGGATTGAGCAGCGCGAAGAAGAGTTGTAGTTTAAGCGATGGCGAGGGGTTTTCTGTTTATGTGTTATCCAATATTTCGGTACAGTGGGGATTAGAATGTGTTGAAATAGCTAATTCGGAGTGGTTGCGATATGCTGCCTCAGCGGGTCAAAGTTTATGAGGGCTTATGTGCTTTGTATGCAAAGCGTTTGTCTTATATCCATGTGCGCGAAGTGGCGCGGCGAGCGCATGTGCCGCTTTCGACAGCGAGTTCGGAACTGGCGTGCCTGGAAGCGGCGGGGCTGGTGGTACGGAAGGGTGTCCGCGGCGGCTGGCGACCACGACATATGTATGAGTGTACGTATCGGCATTTGCTGGATGTGTATCGGCGGTCACAGTCGTATGTGCAGGTACAGACAATCGCGGATTTGCAGGACCGGAGTTACTGGACGGTGCGGCTGCATCTCAAGCAGCTGCAAGTGGCGGGACTGGTTGTGCAAGGGCGTGGTGGCTGGAAACCAAAGCGGTGCAATGATATTGCGCCAGCGTCCGGGATGGTGTTGGATGTGCTGAGTCAGTTGTATGTTGAGGATTTTTTATTCGTGCGGACGGTTCAGATTGCCCAGCGGCTTGATGTGAGTGCGGCGCATGTGCGGGATGTGCTGCGTAATTATGAAGGGGTGGGGCAGGTGGAGCGCAAGGGGTTACGGGGTGGGTGGAAGCCGCTGATGCCCACAACGGATGGCAAGAATGCCGTCCCTACGATGTAGGCGAGATGGTGATGTATGGCGAAGTATAGTGATGGGTATCGGGCGACGGCGATTGCGATGATGACTGCTGAAGGTTATGCGGGGGATGCAACGGCAATCAAGCGCGTGTATGACAAGCTGGAAGGTGACAGACCGAACGTGCGAACGCTGCGCTACTGGTTTCAGAATCAGCACAAGCCAGCGCCGGAAAAACTTGTCCAAGAGAAAAAAGAAGGACTGGCGGAATTATTTGAGTTGGCGGCAGAGCGGTATGTGCGTCATGCGATGCAGACTGATGTTGTTGAGAAGTCGTCGGGCGCGGGTGCGATGACGGCGGCTGCTATCGCTGTGGATAAGATGCGATTGCTGCGTGATTTGCCAACGGAGATTATTGGTGTGCTGCCGGTGGTGATGGAGGCGTATCGGGCGCTGGTTGCGATTGGTGAGGATCCGGCGCTGGTGTTTGGCAAGCTGGTTGAGGCGGCGGCTAAAAGGAAAATCCCCACCCCTAGCCCCTCCCCATTGCATGGAGAGGGGAAGATGAAATGATGCACCTGCTACCTGTATTTACGGAGACACGGCATGATGATTAGAGCCGGGGGGATGTTAGTAATGGCAGTCGCAAAGGGTCAAATCCAATCGGATAACAGCTATCAATATACGTGCGGGAATTGCAAGGGCATAGGGCATTTCATGGACTCTAAAACGGGCGAATATGAGGATTGTACACATTGCTACAATCTCGATTATGACAAGCTGCTGGAAGCCTTTCGATTGGCACGCGGCGAACGATACTATGCCATCCTCAAAGCGATTCTGTCACTGAAAGGCAAGGCGATTGCCGATAGCGCAATTGTCCGCCGCAATGCAAACGCCAATATCAAGTTAACTATTGCCGATTTGCTTCATCTGCTGATGGAGTTCAATTTCCCACGCAATCGGTTTAAGCCCCTGGTCGAATGGTTGGAAGAAACACGCACTTTGCCGATAGGGGTATACAACCGTATTCACGATAGCCGCTTCAAAATAGCGGACGGCTTAAAGCAATTAGGGTATGAAGCCTGATAATTGCCCCTACAATTGGAGGATGTATGCGAAATATTGATGAGTTATGGGCGGCGGTAGAAGCTGACCCGTTGGCGATACGTGATCTCACCGATGGAGAATGCCGAGTATTTGTCGGATATGTGCGGGATATCAACCGTCATTATGACGTGGCGTGGGAAGTAATTCAGCTATTGCCAGAATGTCCTGAACATGGCGAGGGTTGTTTGCCCTTTCTCTCAAAGTTGGATTACTCCAAGTTGGCGAATGATTAAATGTCAGTCATTGATGACATTGTAGCGGAGGCGCTGGCGCAGGATGATGTGGCGGCGCGTTATCGCTCGGCGGATGGGATAGTCGATTTTGTGCGGGATGTGCTACGGGTTCAAAAGATTGCCGATTATCAGGAAGCTATTCTGCGGCATTTCGTCATCCACAAACGGGCGGCAGTGCGTGGTCCGCATGGGCTAGGCAAGACAACACTCGCGGCGTGGATTGTGCTGTGGGGGATAGCGTGTCATGGCGATGATGTGAAAATTGTCACAACCGCATCGGCATGGCGGCAACTCATTTACTACACATGGCCCGAAATTAGGAAGTGGGCGCGACGAGCAGACTGGTCACTGCTTGGTATACAGATGCGACACGGCAAGGAATTGTTCGAGCAGAGTATCAAGCTGGCGGGCGCAGAGGCGTTCGCGGTGGCGAGTGATAATCCGTCGCTGGTTGAGGGCGCTCATGCCAAATTTCTTATCTATATCTTTGATGAAGCGAAGGCGATTCCGATTCCGACGTGGGATGCTACCGAAGGTGCGTTCTCTGGTGCGGGTGAGGATACGGATGCTGAAGCCTATGCGTTGGCAATCAGTACGCCGGGCGAACCGTCGGGGAGATTTTATGATATTCACAAACGCAAGCCGGGGACTGATGATTGGTGGGTGCGGCATGTGACACTGGAAGAGGCGATTAGAGCCGGACGTGTCAGCCGGACGTGGGCGAAACAACGCAAGGCACAATGGGGTGAGAACAGCGCGGTTTATCAGAATCGTGTGCTGGGTGAGTTTGCCGAAGATGCGAGTGATGCGCTGATTCCGCTGCGCTGGGTGGAGTTGGCAGTCGAGCGGCATCATGAATGTGGTGGCAAGGGTGAGGGTCGTGTGTGGTATGGTGTTGACCCGGCGCGTTATGGTGAGGACAAAACGACGATTGCCAAGCTGGTGGGGCGCGTGCTGGAATCCCTAATTTATACCACGAAACAAAGTACAATGCAGACAGCGGGGCGTGTCGCCGCGACGGTGGGTAAGAATGTGCGCGTGGCGATTGATACCATTGGCATTGGGGCGGGGGTGTATGACCGCTTGCGCGAATTGGGGTATAGCGTGCTGCCTGTGAATGTGGCTGAGGCGACGGATGCGACGGATAGTTCGGGTGAGTTGATGTTTGTAAATTTGCGTTCGGCGGTCTGGTGGAAATTGCGGGAGGCATTAGACCCGGATAACCCCAATGCTCTGGCTATCCCGGATGACCCGCTTTTGATTGGCGATTTGACTGCGCCGCTGTGGACGTACACCAGCAATGGGCGGATAAAGGTTGAAAGTAAGGATGATATTCGGAAGCGGATTGGACGTTCGACTGATGCGGCGGATGCGCTGGCACTCGCTTATCACAATGCGACGGTTTCGCAGAGCATTCTCATCGAAGGATATGAATACTGATGATTAATGTGATTAACAGCAGTGCGTTGAAATCAATCCCGTTGGGTCAGTTCACGGCGGCGGATTTCGGCTATGGCGGCGATGTCGAGCGGCTGCCAGTTGACCGTGCGTATCGAGAAGTGGGATGGTATCGCCGTGCGCTGGATTTACGGGCGAACGGTGTAACGGAGATGCCTTACGATTTGAAGCGCGGCGACAATGCTGTTTACAATGAACAAGCGAACACTGACGATATCCCGCCTGTGCTGAACATCTTCCCCCTGTTGGGTCAACTGACACGCGACATTGATAAATACGGAGCGGCGTATGCGCTATACGAGACGGATATTTTTGGCTATAAGCAGCAGTGGCGGCGACTGCACCCGGCGAGTATTGCGCCGCAATACGACGGGCGAACGGGCGAACTGACACATTTCCTGCGTAATTATGGGGCGCGGGATGGGAAGCAGCGCTTTGAGTTGGATGAACTGCTGTGGTTGTGGATGCCGTCTGATAATTCGGAAAATCGTCCGGGCGCGGGTGTGGGCTTCACGGCACTGTTGGCGGCAACAGGCATGGCGAATAAGGATAAGTTCACTGCATATTATTTTGAGCATGGGGCTATCAACCCGACACTGGTGAAGGTGAAGGGGTTTTCTACCCTGGCAAAGGATGAAAAGGAACGGGTTACGAATGTTTTTCAGAAGATGATGAGTGGTGTCCGTAATGCCTTCAAGATTACGCCGATCGATAGCGATGTTGAAGTGTTCAACCTAATGAACAGTCTCAAGGATATGGCGTTGGAAAGTATGACCAATCAACAGCGTGAGGATATTGCGGTGACGTTCGGGATTCCATTGTCGTTGATTATATCGAACGCTGCGAATTTTGCGACGGCGCGACAAGACATCATCAATTTTTATGACACGACCATCGCGCCATTTTATCGGGAAGTGATTGCGCCACAGTTGAATGACCGCTTATTTAGTCAGGCGGGATTTAATCTGCTGCCTGTGAAGAAGCGGCTTGAAGCGTTTCAACGGCAAGAATCGGAAAAGGCGTATGCGATGGTGCCGTTGTACACGTCGGGTTTGCTGAGTGTGAATGAGGTACGGGAGGATTTGGGTAAGGACCCGCTGCCCGTAGACCATTTTGTTACGCCGGGTCAGGGACAGTCAGCGCCAACGAATGGGGGAACGTTGAAGCCTCCGGTTGGTGAGGGTGTCGAGACGGGGCAGGACATACGGGATGAGGCGAAACACTTACCCCTCCCCCTGACCCCCTCCTCATTGGCGCTGGTTCGTTCCTCACACAGCTTTGGAGAGGGGGAAACTGCTGCTGTCGGTGATATTGAGAAGTGGGAGCGGATGGCGGTTAAGCGCTGGGATGAAGGCAAGCCAGAGAAGGCGCTGGCATTTGAGAGTGCGCTGATTCCAGCCGGGTTGAAGGGCGCGATTATCGGCGGGTTGGAAGCGGCGGCGAGTGTCGATGATGTGAAGCTGATTTTCAGTGATGCGCGGCAGTATGTGGAGGTGCATTGATGGTACACACGGACGGTGATTATACCGAAAAGATATCAAAAACTATCACCACAGTTGAGTCTAGTGAACTCGCACAGAAGATTTGTCAGGCACTTGGCTTAGACCCGGATAAGGTTACAGGGTTGAAGCTGGAGTTTAAACCCGGTGACTATGGCTATGGAGTTTATGTGCAGCTTCATGTCCATGCTGATGTTGTCAACTTTGATAACAAGATTAGCGATGACCTGCTCAATCTAGATTGGACACTTGATAGCGAAGATTGATTTTCAGATATGACGATTACGGAAGGGTTGCAGAATCAGCTTGAGGAGCGAACGGCACGGGCGCTGGCTCCGGCATTTCGGGATTCGCGGCGGTTGATATCGGAGCAACTGGAAGCGGCGCTGGGGCGCGGTGAAACACTGGCCGATTTGCCGTTGGACGCATGGGATAATCTTGCAGCTTCTTTGGAAGAGGCGATTCGTCCACGATTAGAGGCGGCGTATATTGAAGCGGCACGCGAATTATCGGACGCTCTGGCATACGGGTTGGATGAGAATGCGCTGGAACTCGCCGCACAAGGGTGGGCAGAAGCCTACGGTTTCGACCTTGTGACAGATATCAATGCTACCAGTCGGGATAGATTGTCTTCTGTACTGACAGATTTTTTCGCTGCACCGATGAACAATCAGGAATTGAGCGAACGACTCACTGCGATATATGGGCCGGGTAGAGCGAATACGATTGCGATTACGGAAGTAACACGGTCAGCGGCTGAGGGTCAGGCGTGGGTGGCGCGACAATTGGGTGCTGCCGGGGTGACGATGATTCCAATATGGGAAACGCGATTGGATGAGTTTGTGTGTCGAGTGTGTGGACCAAGGCATGATACGGCGCAGGGGACAAGCTGGTTTATGTTGCCTCCGGCGCATACAGGCTGTCGGTGTGGGGTGCGGTATCAATACCTCGCATAGCCCTCACTTGCAGATATTAAAAGTATTCTTACATAATCACATTTCAATTTGATATTACAGGGGACGGAAATGCCAATCACAACGGATATGGGCGGGGTTGATACGAAGGTCGTTACGATGCTGCGCGGCAATGGTCTGCTGCGCGGTCTGGCGGCTGCTGCGTTGTATCTGCGTGGGCGAGTCGGGCCGTATCCGGCTGTGTCGCGGCGGCAAATCGGGCAATATTTAACGCCGAAACAGATTCGATACCTGTGGGCGGCAAGCAAGTCGGGCGCGATTGATATTCCGTATCGGCGGGGTGTTTCGCCGGGGTCGGAACGGATGGGGCTGCGTTGGGAGATTTCAGCGCGGAATGGTGGGCTGACACAGGTTATCGGGAACAATGCCGGCTATATCAATTATGTGCAGGGCGATGAGCAGTCGGTGTATCATCGAGAGACGGGCTGGAAGAAGGTCGAGGATATTGTGGATGATGAGCGCGATAATGCGTTCAACATCATCAACAGTGAAGTGGCGAAGGATGTGCGATGATTTCACAGAAGCGAATTCAGTTGATTTTGAATGTGATTGCATACTCGGCGGTGTTTGGTTATGTAATGTGGGTAACTATTGTCTGGTGGCAGAATCCAGAATGGTCACAGATGCAGCTATTGCAGCGGACGTGGCAAGGGCTGGTGATTATGCTGCTGTTTACATTGCCCAAAATTGCCTATGAAGTGTATCGGCTGTGGAAGGATTAGTACCGGATAAGTGCTGTTCTGTAGCCCTCATCCCCATTGGGCAAGGCACGCCTTGCCCCTACAAAACATAAAATCAAATAGGTTCGTTTTGCGGCGGGTATACTGAAAATCGTAAATGTATCCGCTTTTTGATTCAGGTAAGCAATGACAGACGAACAAAAATCGTTGGTCACGTTCGGCAGTGACATTGAACTTAAGAGCCTTGGCAATGGTATCTGGCATTTGAAGGGTGCGTTAGTTCTGTTTGGTAATGGTGCCGAACGGGATTTTGATACGGACTTCTTCACGGCAGATGCTGACTATGACCTTGATGAGAACGGTCAGGGCGAAAGTTCGGTGTATTTCAATCATGGGATGGATGTTGTTATCGGCAAGACACGATTGGGTGAGGGGAAGGCGAAACTCACGAAAGACCGGCGTGCCGTGTGGATTGAACATCACCTGAGCGAAGCTAAGGAATATGACTCAATGGTGCTAGAACTTATCCAACGTCGGAAAGTCGAAGAGGGTAAAAACTGGGGTTGGTCTAGTGGTGTGCCGGGTCATTTGGTTGAACGTGAGCATCAAGGCAAAGGGCGCAAAGTCAAAAACTGGCCCCTCGGCAATGATGCGAGCATCACGTTGATTATGAATGACTGGCGGCAATCGCTAATTGATGTGAATCAAATTGAGCGGACAAATGTAAAGTCGCTTTTGAAACAGCCGGAGGCGCAAACACCAGAGGCTTCAGTTGAAGCGGTGGGCGCGGCAAGTGATGGGGCGCATGGATTGTCCGATAAGAAATCTATGGAGGTTCACGTTATGAGTGAGCAACCGACGCAACCGGACGATAATTCTTCTCCGGCTGATAATGCAATGAAGACAGCGTTAGACGCGCTGAAAAACCAACAGGACGGTTTCGAGAAGAAGTTCGAGGAGTCGCACAAGAAGATGGATCAGGTGCTGAAGTTCATGGAAGATAGCCCGATGATTCGGAATAGTGGCTACTTCACCGTGGACGGCGGCGCGGCTGACAAGGCAATCAAATCAGTGGGTGATTTGATGGTTTCCGTTGCTCGTAAGGATATGAAGCGGCTCACGGAGATTTATGAGATGAAGCTGCAAAGTACGGGCAGTGGTCCGGAAGGGGCGTACATCATCCCGGAAACGACGCTGCAAGGGCTGGGGCTGGATATTAGTCTGCTCTCCGGGCTGTCGGGCATGGTGCGGCGTGTGCCAACCCCCACACCATCGGGCAAAGCGCCGATTCGCAATTATCGGGTTACGCCCAGTGGCGGCTCCTCGGCAAGTGCAAGCGGTATCGCCAGTCAGAAACGTGCTGAAGGTGCTGCATACGGCGATGAAACAATGTTGCTGGATGAACTGCATTATGACACAAGCGATTTTGCAAGCGGTGTAGTCAAGGCGACACGCGAACAGATGAAAGCGGCAAGCATGATTGAAATGCTGCTTAAAGCCGCAATCGCTGAAGATGTCGGTAATCGTGAGGAACGCTCAATTTTGCGCGGGACTGGCGCGGGTGAACCGCTCGGTATTCTGAATTGGGACGGCAAGGTGCTGGTCGAGGAAGATACCGACAACACGTTCGTCGCGGCGGACTCGGACGAGATGATGGCACACCTGCTGGCAAAAGGTAACACCAAAATTTCATGGGTGTATCACAACTCGATTTACACCAGTATCGCGCCGTTCGTGCGTGAAAATACAGCCGTTGCTGGCAATCGCGGACAGACCATCTCGACGATGTTCCATGGCTATCCGCACATGACAAGCCAGCATCTGCCGCTGCTCGGCACGAATGGGTACATTGTTCTGGGTGACTGGGACAAGTATGTTGTCTTTGAATTTGAAGGGCTGTACATCTTCTTCACAGAACATCGTCATGCCGATGAGGGTAAGGTGGCATGGTACTTCGGCAAGAATATCGACGGTAAGCCGATTATGCCGGATGCCGTGATATTGGCTGATGGAACATGGGAACTCTCGCCGTTCGTCGTTATCAAGAATAAGACATAGAGGTGCTGCGATGAGAACAGAAGTGATGAGTGATTACATCGGTATTGCTGCACAGGCTCTCCCTCTGCTGCGAGACAACCTATCGGTCACAACCGACTGGGTGGACATGGCCAAATGGCAGCGCGTGATGTTTATTGTGCAGGTGGGCGCAACCGATATTACCGTTAATGCGAAGTTGCAAAGTGCAGATGATGCGGCTGGCACGAACCCGCTAGACATCCCAGGCAAGGCTACTTCTCAGTGGGGCGCGACTGACGACAACAAAATCAAGATTCTGAATGTGTCGAAAGACGAACTCAACGAAGGTGATGTTGCAGTGGCGTGTATTGTTACAATTGCCGATGGCACGCTAGGTGCGAATGTCTCTGTAGTGGCACTCGGCATTCCGCATTTTGTACCGCCGGAGTATGTTGATTTGGCGGCTGTGGCGCAGATTGTGGAGTAGTCCCCACCCCCCTAACCCCTCCCCGCGATGCAGGGAGGGGAATTGGATGAAGCGGAGAAGATGCAGATGCACGCATTGAAGCGGTTGGGCAAACTGAAACGGATTATGGATTGGCGAGCAGGGCTGTATGCGCTGCATGTTCCAGTTCTGGATAATGTATTTTCTGTTGACCCGCTGTTTGGGCTGCTGCATCTGGTTTTGGGCGTAGCACGCTATGCCCCTACAAAAGGCTGGTACTCGTAATGGCGACGGATTACTGCACGTTGGCTGAAGTACGGGCGTTTGGCGTATTTAAAGAAGAAGACACGGCCAATGACGGTTTGCTCGATGACCTGATTGACAGTATATCGGCGCTGATGGATAACAAGTGTGGGCGCTTGATTGTGCCTGCTGCCGATGCAACGCATTACTTCGCTGCTGCTGATATCGCTGATTGCGAGTATGACGGTGGTATCAAGATTGGTGATTTGATGCTGGATGATACGCTCGTCAGCATTACGACATTGACCAATGGCAATGGGGATGCTATCGCCGCGACTGAATACTTCCTGATGCCGCGAAGCTACGAACGCAAAAGCTATATCCGAATCAAAGAAGCCTCAACCGTGAGTTGGGATTTTGCTGATGACGGGTTTATCGCGGTTGCGGGCAAGTGGGGCTACGCGGTTGCTATTCCGGCGGATGTGAAACAAGCGGCGATTGAGATGGTGCTGTATTGCTTTCATCGGCGCGGTGACAACCTCTTACAAACCGATAGACCTCAGCAAAGTATGGACGGCACACGCTATTTGCCGATTGCATGGACGATGTTCGGCAAAGAGGTCTATGAGTATTACCGGAGACGGGCGTAATGGGCAGCTTGATTGTCGATATTTACAACGCGATTGCCGGGGTGGGTATCAACATCGAAGGTACGCCGATTGTTGGGCGCGTGCTGGCGGATACGAGTACGGTTGTGAACAGTACGCCACTCCGCATTATCTCGCCGCTCTCCGATAAAAACGAAGGGCGTAAAGCGATAAAAATGACGTTCGGTAATCAGACGCAGGTCGATTGGACGATTACTGATTTGCTGCTTTACAACAAAACAACGGATGGCAGTGGGATCGAAAACGATATGTACTGGCTGGTGAAGTATCAGGGTGCATACGTGGATGCAATGCGTGCTATGTACAAACTCGGCTATAAGCAGCATGTGCAGATTGTGAGCATTGATATCGAGATTGGCGTGTTCCGCTTCCCGATTAATGGCGACAAGTTTTATCACGGGGCGAAGGCTACGCTGGTCGTCCATGAGATTATTCCATGAGGTGGATATGAAGAGACCCAAATTTGTAAAGGTAGTAACGAATCCGCGTCCGCGTGCGAGTACGGATATAGCGGGTATTCGGCGCATGGATGACCAACTGAACATTGGCGATGTTGTGCCGGTGCAGTGGTTTCAGATTGTGCCGGATGCGATATTCGCACAACTGATTAATCCGTCAAGTGAAGGCGGTTGGGGCGTGCTGGTGGAGCATACGCCGGACACGCGGGAAATGGCGTATCTGCGGGAGATGTATCCGGTGGTGTTTGGAGAAACGGACACGCCGTTAACGGATACGCCGTTGCATGTCCCTACAGCCGCGGAGAATACAGATTATCCAGCCTTCGCCCCGGCAAAGCGCAAGCCGAAACTCGCTACAGAGGAAGGTGAATAATGGCGACGTATAACGGTCAAGACAATGCGATTGTCCAGTTGGATGATACGGCGGGTAGTCTGCTGGATATCAGCGATTACGTCAAAGATGTCAAGACGGACATTGAAACCAAAATCGGGCGCTTCTCGGTGCTGGGTAAACGTTTTGACCCGACGACTGAGGGAACAGCGATGGTCAAAGGGACGATGACGGTGTATGGCAGCGTGGATGCTGCTGGCGCTCATCACATCATCAACCACTGGCTGTTGAATTCGATTGTGAATAAGGCGGGGCTAAAATCGCTGCGGGTGCAAACACCGGATGCGGCAGTGGGCAGCTTCCAGTATGACATGGAAATTCGTCCCGGCTCGTACAATCTGATTGTTGCGGCGGCGGGCGAAGCTAATCCGGGCGAACATGCGCTGGCGCTGGAAGTCGATGGCGCTCCAACATGGACGGTTATCACCTAGGAGGGTGACGATATGGTTGATGTAGTGATTGCGGCAGGTGCAGTGATATGCCGTGTTGGGGACCCAACACTCACGAAAGTCGCGCAGGTGGCGATTAGTGGTGGTCAGGGAGTCTATGAAGATTCCTCAAACGGTGGCAAGTTCAACTTGACCGATGCTGATGTGTTAGCCTCCTCGAAGCTAAAAGGTATTGCCGTGGGCGACGCGGCGATTGGTGAGTATGTGACCGTCGCGCTGCCGGGCGCAGTGATTACGGTAGCCGGGGCTTCCTTCACCAAGGGCGTGACTTACTATGTCTCGCTGAATGCGGGTGGACTTGCGCCATTTGCTGACATAGGTTCAGGTGATTACATATCCCTGGCGGTGCTGGCGTTATCAACAACAACGGCGCTGATACTGGCTATCAATTCGGGAGTGACGTTGTAATGCTGACCTTGAATGATTTGCAGCCGCGGACCGTAGATATTGCGATTGTACGCGGTCAACTGCCACCGGAAAAAGAAGGCGAGTCGGCGCGTGAGGATGTAGTGGTTGTGCCGCTGCGTGTACCGTCATGGGTGGAGTGGAATGAGCTAGGGATGGAAGTCCCTGTGCCGGAGCCGGAGATGGTGCGCGTCATGAAAAATGGCAAAGCTGCTTGGGATAAAGAATCAGGTGCGGCATACGAGGCAAAGTTGCTACTCTCAAATAATCAACGGACACTGCGGCGACTGACATTTGCGCTGATTGAAGCTGGCAACTTCCCTGAATTAAAACATGCGGGTGCTGATGAGCAGATGAAAGCGGTGAGTGCGCTGGATGCTGGTATGTTGAATGCGCTGGCGCGAACCATGAACACGCTTGTGCAGATGACGATGGGGCGCATCAGCGATAAGGTGGAGCGATTTCGAGGAGGACAAGTATCTGAGAATGGTCATGGAGGTGTGTTCACGGAATCGGTGGACACTGAAGAAGTGGGCGCAATTGCCAGTGAGTGAGAAAGAACTCTGGGTGCTCTGGAATTATCGCCGCCAAATGAAGTTGCTTGAATACTACGATACGCTCCTCAAACAAGAGGCGAACACGCCCGAAGCTGTGACACTCATCCGCTTGGCATTGGACTTATAGCCCTCTCCCCATTTAGCCCTCACCCCAACGGACAGCATAGATGCTGTCCCTACAGCAGATGCTGGGGGACTGTAGGCGGAGATTGTTGATTAAAGGATAAGCATGGCAGCAAATTATCAAATCACAGTCACGCTGGATGGTCGTGATAATCTCAGCGATGAACTGCGCCAAGTCAATCAACAGTTGGGGCAGATTGTAACGAATACTGCCAATACGAATAACAGCATGACTCGGATGGAGACTTCGATCGGGAGTCTGCGAACGGGATTCGGCAACGTCAATAGTATGCTGCAACAATTCGGCTTGGGTCTGTCGGCGATGGGCATTGCCAACACTGTGCTGGAGTTGGGCGATTTAGGGCGCGAAGTCACGGCAGTTGAGACGACATTCAATCAGCTATCCGGCGGTCCAGCAGCGGCGGCGCGTTCGCTGGAAAATATGCGGGAAGTCACGGGTGGCGTGGTGGATGACATGACGCTGATGCGCGGGGCAAATTCCCTACTGCTGACCGGGTTAGCTTCCACCAATGACCAAGCAGCCGAGTTGGTTAATTTGGGTTATCGACTGAGCGCGGCAATGGGCGTGTCTGCGACTGAGGGTATCCAGAACTTGAATGCGGCGCTGCTGAATAATTCATTTGCACGCTTGGATACATTGGGTATCAACGCGGCGGCGGTACGACAACGGGTGGCTGAGTTGAAAGAGGAAGGCTACGATATGTCGGAAGCCTTCTCGCAAGCGGTACTTGAGCAGGGGCGCGAGAAGTTGCTGTTACTCGGTGATGCCGCGAATACGGGTGAGACGGCGTTTAATCGATTGGCGACGGGCGCCAAAAATGCGAAAGCGGAGATCGCGGAATTCGTCGCAGGAGGGATGGAGTCGCAACTTACAACCTTGGACCAAATGTACCAACTTACCTCAATGATTGGCGAGTTCGGCTTGGGCAATGTCATCACGGCGGCGCAAGGTGGCACAGTCGATTTAGAGGGGCAAGCGCGAGAGGCACAGATTCAGACACGATCTCAAGAAATATTAGGTGAGGCTAGTAGTGACAATGAGCGTGCCTCTTTTGGGTTTGTTGAGGGATGGCATTTTAGCGAGGAACAGATTGCGGAAGCGCAAATACAAGCAACGAATGAATTGGCGGCGGAAGAGGCGGCGCTGGCTGAACAAACGGACAGACTAGCGGCGGCTTCGGGCTTGGCGGCAGAGCGTGATGCTGAATGGTTGGCAGTCGAGGAAGCGCGGCTGGCAAATGCGCGGGCGGCGAATCGGGCGGCAAGTGAAGAGCAAGTAATCTTCGAGAGCCTGAACGGTTCGTATGAAGGGCTAATCGCTTCAGCTTCGGCATTCCAAGAGGTCGGCGGGATTCAGATTATGGATCCCGATGAAGCTGAACGAGTGGTCAATAGTGCGGCTTCAATGGAAGAGCGCTTTGAGACATTGCAACAACTCGCTGAGGATACAGAGTTTGAGTATATCTCAGAAGATGAATTGGCGTGGGCTGAGGAGATGACGACTCAAGCAAGTGACTTGGCGGACCAAGCGGAACGGGCGGCGGATGCGTTCGAGAAAATGAAGCTGGCGCAGATGATGGGTGTCAGTGGTGGTGGGCGCTTGGGTGAAATGACAGATATGTTGACCGGGCAAATGGGGGATAGCACCCTATCCGCACAGGTTGAGATGGAACTTGATTTGCGGTCAGGGCGGACAAC